ATCTCCCGCGCCCCCAAGGCTCCAAAGAAGGTCGAACAAGTAGACCTCTCAAAATTAACCGTAAAAGAGCGCGTCCGCGCTTTGTCTAATCAATTCAATTCATAATCACTCATGGCTGACATGACATTTACAACGAGCAACTACGCCGGAACCGCTGCCGTTCCTTTCGTTGCTCCTGCTATTTTGAGTGCGGACACCATCGCAAATGGTTACTGTTCTGTACTCGATAACGTTCGTTACAAAACCAACCTCCGAAAAGTATCCGGAGGAACTGTTGAAGCTCGCTCTTGCGGTTTCGCTGCAAACGGTTCCCTCGATATTTCCGACGTTCAGCTGACGTTGACGGAGCTTCAGGTTAACGAAGAAATCTGCAACCACGAACTCGCTCAAACTTGGGCGGCGGAGCAGATGCGCGGAAACTTCGCACCCGTCCCCGGCGATTACGAGCGTTACCTCGCTGAATACATCGCGGCCCGCGTTGCAGAGGACGTAGAAAAGAACATCTGGAGCGGCAAGTACAACAGCGCCGACGGCACAACAAGCGGCTCAGGCGTTCCTGTTTTGTTTGACTCTATTATGAGCCGTTACGTGGCTGGTTCAGGCACGAACGAGACGCTCGTAGGCACTGCGTTCACTAAAGACAATATCGACGATAACCTCGCTTCGTTGGTTGCTGACTTGCCAGATGCTTTGGTTGGCGATCCTGCTACGAAGATTTACATGAGCCGCAAGAGCTTCCAGTTGTACTTCCAATACTTGGCAAGCGTAAACGTAGAGTTCCACGCTGCGGAGTTGGCGAAGTCGTACCTCGGTTACGAAGTTATCTGCCCTGCCGGATTCCCTGACGATACTTTGTTGGCTTCTCGCGTAGATAACTTGTACTTCGGTACTAACGTCTTGACCGACCACGTAGAGGCTCGCTTCATCGACTTGCGCAACTTCACCGGAGCGGATCAAACGCGCATCATTATGATGTTTGACGGTGGAACGCAAATCGTAGACGAAGCGTCTACTGCTGTTGTTCGACGTAACTGCTAATTGAATCGGGGAGGGGCTTTAAATCCCTCCCCTTAACCCCCTTTGAATATGGCTTGTAGCATCACAATTAACGGACGTGCGTTCCCTTGTAAAGACAAGATCGGGGGAATTAAGAAGGTATGGATTCAACAACTGAGCGACGTTTCTTGGAACGCCGTTTCGAGCGGTGAAATCTCCGACGCTTCGGCGGCAGTTACCTTCCGCTCATTCGAACTCACCAAGAACAGCGGTTCTTTCCAACAGACCGTTACTGCATCGGTAGAAAACGGTACGGTATTTTTCTCTCAAGTTTTGGAGTTGACGCTTCCGAATTTAACGGCAGGAGACAACGCCGAACTTTACGACCTCATGAAGAGCCGCTTGTCGATTATTGTTCAAGACAATAACGATAATTACCTCATTATGGGTCACACTACAGGCGCGGAATCTACCGGAGGTACGGTAGGAACCGGAACTGCGAAGGGTGACTTAAACGGTTACCAATTGCAATTCACCGCCGAAGAAGCAATCCCAGCACCTTTTCTCGCAAGTGGCTTTACCAACGTAACGCTTACGGCGGGCTCCTGATTTCATTTTGTTTGGTTTGTAGGTTCAAGGACGGGGGAGGGCGCAAGTCCTCCCCTTTCTATTTTAGAGCATGATTAAAATAGCATTACATATTCCCGTTTGGAAACGCCTCGAGTTAACTCGCGCTTGTTACGAAGGTCTCAAAAGGAACATCCTCGAATTCGAAGCCTTGGGTTACGAACTTATTCCGTATATCGGACACAGCGAGAAAGAACACGAAGAGTTGGCGAACGAATATGGTTGGAAAAACATTAGCGTTCCAAACGACCGCCTCGGAACTAAGAACCAACTGCTCTACAACTGGATGAAGAAGGACGAATGGGATTGGTTTATGCAGCTCGGATCCGATGATTTTTTACTCCCGGGAGGTGCGGAGAAAATTGTTGAAGCTATGAAGAAGTACGAGTTCGCCGGATTCAATGAGCTGTATTTCTTTCAAAGAGACACCCGCAAAGGAACGTACTTAAAGGGCTACCGTTGCGGAGCTGGTCGTTTTATTAGTCGGGCTATCGTGGACAAGGTGAAAATTATGTGGAATGACCGCGTAAAAGGGTGCGATGGTTATTCACACGGGCGTGTTGAAGAAGTACACAAGCCGCGTATTCACACGATGGAGGGTTGCTTTATTGCCGACGTGAAGACGGATGTAAACGTTACCAAATATTTCCAAGCTACTCCCGAGGTTTTCGAGATGGATTCTATTATTCCTGAAGCTCATTTAATATGATTACACTCGCCCCAAATAGCTCAACCGAACAGTCTATTTATCTCACCCTGCAAGAGATGAAAAAGGACTTCCCGGAATTTACCGACTACCTCGTTATATTTACAAGCATGGCAAGCAAAGAAGCGTTTACCATGATTGGCAATGTAGACGCGGATAACGCCCGATATACCAAGCTCTCTGTATTTACCAACGAAGACAACGCCACGGCGGGTAAAGTCCTACTCACCGAATCGGGGCAATACACCTACGACGTATACGGGCAGAACTCAACCACGAACCTGGATCCCACCGACGCAAGCGTTGAGGGTTTAATTGAACGCGGAACGCTTACGGTAACCGGAGAGACCGGATACGACATTCCTTCTATATCCATCCCGGATAACGTTATTTACTACCAGTAATGGAAATTCTACAACTCAGCAAATACGAGGAGCGTTCGTATCGCGAAACTCCAAGCAACAAAGGGTATATCAATTACGGAGACGATAACCTCTTCCCACAATACCTCGTGGACCTTTACCACTCTTCCGCCACCCATAACGCCCTTGTTACAAGTATTGCGATGATGATCTACGGCGAAGGGTTCGACGCTAACGATTTGGAGGGGCGTTTAGCTTTCGACCAATGGAATCTTAACGACGAACTCCGCAAGGCTTGTTTGGACTTTAAGATACAAGGCGGCTTCGCTCTGGAAATCAATTGGAGCCTCGACCGCACTACAATCGCAAACGTCTCTCACTTGCCTTTCGAGAACGTCCGCAGCGGATATGTCAACGAAGACGAGAAGGTCGAATACTATTACTATTCTAAAGACTGGAGCGATAAGCGCGAAGAGCTGGAAGAGATTTGTTGCTTCGACGTAAACAAGAAGCTCGACCACCCTACGCAGATTATGTATGTGAAGCCGTTTAGCCCGGGGTCGTTCTATTACCCGAAGCCGGATTACATCGGTTCAATTAACTACATCGAACTCGACAAAGAGATTTCGATTTACCACATTAACAACATTCAGAACGGGATGAGCCCTTCGTTCTCGATTCACTTCAAGAACGGTATTCCACCGCAAGAAGAAAGGAACCGTATCCGTATGGACATCGAGCGGCAATTGAGCGGGGCGGGCAACGCCGGGAAGTTCATCGTTACGTATTCCGACGATCCCGAACGAAAGCCCGACTTTGAGCCGTTCCAATTGTCGGACGCGGATAAGCAATACCAGTTCCTTTCGGAAGAGGTAACGGGTAAGATTATGATTGGCCACCGTGTAACTAACCCAATGATGTTTGGCGTATCTGTACCGGGCAAGTTGGGCGGCGGGGCAGAGTTGGAAGCCTCTGCGATTATCTTCGATAAGAACGTAGTTGTTCCGGCTCGTAGGGTCGTCGAGGATGCCGTTAAGACGCTTCTCAATGCCGCAGGGCTTGAAAGTACATTGGTTACCCTAAAAAGCGAAGAAACCAACCTCGATGGCTGTATTGATTACTTGACGGACAAAGGCGAAGAACTCGGGGAAGAATGGGAACTTATCGATGAGGTAGAAGTTGACTACGACCTCGAAGAATCGCGCGATGCTTTGTGGGCATTTGCTACCGTCCCAAGTTCTAAACCCCAAGCCGGATCGGAACAAGATACCGAGATTATAAAAGTACGCTACGCATACGCGCCCGGCACGGTATCCGATAACAGCCGGGAGTTCTGTAGAAAGATGGTCGCAGCAAATAAGGTGTATAGAAAAGAGGATTTGATTGCTGCAGGAGATAGAGCCGTCAATCCCGGATGGGGGCCAAACGGCGCGGATACTTACTCTATTTGGCTCTACA